TGCAGGTTCACACATGGGCGATTATACGCCTTTGTATTTAGAAACCTAGAAAGGACTAACATGAGTATAAAATTTACAGATTGGATCATTACCATGCAAGAAGACGCAGAGGAAATGGAGTATTTAGAGTTTATATCTAAACACGGAGAAGCAAACGCTGACATATGGCGCGACTATCATAACCCAAACTATGCAGATCATGACCAAAGATAAGAAAAAAGAGGATAGTTTTTTAGAAAACTGTTACGAAAGAGCATTTGTTATCTATAGCTATGATAAGAACTTACATTTAGCACATTTAGAGAACTCTGATATGCCCTTAAAAGACTTTTTAAGATCATATAAAGTAAAAATGAGAGAACTAGATGTGGATGAGGTTATTTATCATATATGAACAAGGATAAAAAAAGAAATCCAATAGCACAGGACCTACGCACTCCTAAATATAAGAGTCGCGTGGTCCAAGATAAAAGAAAAAAGCAAGAAAAAATAATGAGCTATAAAGAAGTTATTGAACAAGCAAGAAAGTTTCTCGGTGAATAAACCATTGGTCCTTGTTACGTGGCTCGATGCCAAAGATGGACAGACAGGTTGGCATGCAATAGAGGACATAGCAAAAGAAAGATTAGCTACCTGTCATTCAATTGGTTGGCTTATGTATAAAGATGATGTAAGAACTGTAGTAATGGCAGACTACTCAGAATTTGACGGCGACAAAGAAGGTGGGCGTCACATCGCAATACCAACAGGGTGGGTGCGAACAATAACTTATCTCAAAGGAGATTATAAGGAGAAACAAAATGGACATGGATAGATTAAAAGATTCAGTAAAACAACACGAGGGCTACAGAAACAAGGTATACCTAGATACCCTAGGCAAGAGAACAGTGGGCGTAGGGCACCTCTGCGTCGAAGACTTTTGGGAAGATGACAAGGAATACAGCGAAAAGTTTTTACTAGAAATATTAGAAAAGGATTTAGGACAAGCAATCATAGGCGCAAGAGAACTAATGATGGAGAATGATTGTATTGATCTAAATGAAAAGGCAGAAGAAATATTAATAGAGATGGTATTTCAGCTTGGAAAAACAGGTGTATCAAAGTTCCGTAATATGTGGAAACATTTATCAGCACTCGAATATTCGGGCGCGGCGGACCAAATGTTAGACTCACGTTGGGCAAAGCAAACTCCTAACAGAGCCAAAGACATGGCACATATTATGAGGTCGATTGGCTAAATACGTCTGGCAGTGGTATTGGGACCGTGACTGGCTTGGTAATAAATACAAAGCCATATACTTTGGGCCTAGACTAGACTGGATGAAACTGTTTACAAAGCGTAAGAAGAAGAAAAAGAAATGAAAATTCTCATACTTACAGGACTAGTTGCTATTATTGTTATATTGTTATTTATCGCGTTGATGATTTATGCGATTGGAGATAAATTATCTAAAAAATAACTTGATCCCATGTGGCGTTTAGGTGTATAGCTAGAAGCTTACCCCCAAAACAAACCATAAGGAGAAAATATGACGGTAGAGGAATTGAAGGATGTTATTGTGTATTTACAAGGCAGAATAGAAGAATTAGAATCAAAGAAAATGTGTGAATGTGCAGAAGAACTTCCGGAAGGACCATCAGAACCTACCGTAACATACAAAGCAACACCAAGAGAGGTATTTGTAACTAATTATGATGAGGACGAGGAGTGTATTTCTTGTTCAGCGTAGCTCGATCTTGACTCCATTGTTGTACTCTACCACGCCAATAATCTTTTTCTTTACGGTCTAGCTGTTCCCATCTAGCACGTCTAAAGCCTTCTTTATCAAATCTATAACGTAAATTCTTTGCTTGTTTGTCGTACTTTGTTTCGTCAGACATTAACGCCTTTGGTTGGCTTATCCATCGTAAAATGCACATTAAATGCCATAGAACGTCTCTCTCCTTCACTTCTAAATGGATAGACTTGATGTACTAACCAACTAGGAAAAATATAAAAATCTCCTACTTCTGGCTTTACTAAGAAACTATGTCTAGCAAAATGATTTGGTATAGAACCAATAAACTCTAGACAGCCAGCAGTTGGATGATGATCTTCTTTTTCGTATTCTTTATCAAACTCAGGAGGAATTTTTAGAAAACAAACACCCGATAGATTGGAGTCATGAATATGCATCGGGTTAAAGTCACCAGCCCACTGACTAACTGTCCAAACACGGAACGCGATCTTTGTACCCTCGGGGAGATATTCGGGTAACACGCGTTTCGTATATTCTTGCGATATGGTTGCAAGAAACTCTGGTAAACCTTTGATAGCCATATGATCTATACTTATCTCTTTTTTAACATTACCGGCAAGATTGTGGCTCCAATCTCTCTCTTTACTCTTCTCTTCATCATTTAATATATCATCAGATTGCTTGTTTAAGGCATCAACATAGATTTGAGGTAGCTTTGTTTTAAGGACACTTGGTCCAAAAGGTTGGTATATATCAAAAGATATCTGTTCTTCAGCCATCAAAATTCTCCGGGTTTTTAAATTCTTTTTCGTGCTCCTCCCACAGACGACGACCTTGACCGTAAGAATATTCCCATTCAAGAACGGTAAATTCTTTCATAGTTCCGTCTGTGTAGTGCACAACAACTTTGTCTTTTATTTTTCTTACTGCACTAACTATTAGCTTTTTTTTCATCGGGAACATGACCTTGAGCCATTGGTTGTGTAAAATAAATTGATTTAACGTCCTGTATGGCGTCTTTTATTTCTACTTTCCTTACAATAACATCTCTTAGTTCTTGTATATGCTCAGCATGATCATGATCTTTACTTGTAATGTATGCCGGCGCATTAGTTAGTAAGACTTCTCTTGCTTCAAGTTCGGATAACTCTCCACTTAATTTATTTAAAACTGCTGTATATAATGCTGCTTTAATTCTTCTATCCTTCGTGTCTGACATGATTATCTTCTCCGTTTTTTAGTGTAGGTCTATCTTGTTCTTTATCAACTAAATAACGTATAAATGAAGCCATGGACATATAATTTTTTTCTGCTATGGGCTTGGCTCGTTTGTACGTATCTATACTTATTGCGACAGATTTATACTTTTTAATGTCGGTCATTTCTTTCTCCTATATATGTAGTATGTTTATTCATACATGCCCATACATATGGGATTTTAACAAATTGTCAAGGAAATTAAGTCTTTTTGTTGTTTTTGTAATATTCCCAAATTTCTTCTGATTTAAATATTTGAGGGTATTTTTCAAACAAACCAAGTGTAACAGCTAATAATTTTTTAGTATATTCTGGATCTATAGCATAATTTTTTAAAGTTTGAATAAGATCATACACATTAACATTATCATCCATATATTGAGATATACGTAAATCTCTATATTCTTCAAATGCACTAGAAGTATTAAGTAAATCAATGTAATCAGCAACGCTTTCACACTTATTACCGTATATTTTTAACATAATATCACTATTAAGTGATTTCATATGTGGTTCTGTTTCATCTGTTTGTATAATACCATAAAAATTATTACCTTGTTTAGCAAATCTAGAACGTCCCCAATCTGATTCTAGTATTGCTTGTGCCACACTGACAGCGACTACAACTCTTTCGTTAGGAGGTACAAATGCATTATTTAATATCGTGCATTCTGCTATTCCTTTTACAAATTGATCGCGCGGATTCATACTATAATTAAAATCAAATCCATTTAATAACGGATTACATAATATAAATAATGTAGCGCATAACTCCTTAAACATCTTCGTCCTTATCTAAAAACTGAAACTCAACACCTAATCTTACCTGTTCTTTAGTTCTTTGTCTATGAATACGAGTGCCCGGTTTCCAACTTTGACGGTATGATGTTGTTTTTACGTCTATTTTTCTTACTTCACCCGTTCCTTGATGCACTAAAACTAAATCAATAGGGCCTGCTCCAGATACATTTTTAAATACCATGTATCCCTCTTGTAAAAATTTAATTACAGCGCGGTGTTCATTAACATCACCTATTACTTTTTTTTGATCTCGCCCCATGATGGTCCTATCTCCGCGTCTACTTTAAGAGGAACCTTTAACTCCACGGTATTCTCCATTACTTCTTTGATCCGTGTTGCGTGTTCCTTGCTCTCAATAGAACAATTCAATTCATCGTGTACTTGTATATGTGATATTATTCCTTCTTCATATAAGTCTACCATCGCTTTCTTCGTCATGTCTGCTGATGATCCTTGTATTAATCTGTTTAATGCTTTGTATGTCCATGCTCGTTTAAGATCACGTCCATATTCTTTTTCCGCTTCCCATAATGGCAATGCTTTATGAATACCAAAAGCGCGTGGTTCCCATAAATCAAAACGACATTTACGACCAAGCAGTGTACGTAGGAAACCTACATTCTCTGCTTTTCTAGTTGCTTGTTCCATCAACTGTTTTACGAAGGGTACATTAGCATGAAACTTTGCGAATAAATCTTCTGTTTCTTCTCTATCTAAACCTAACTCGCTAGCTAATTTTCCTTTACCCATACCATACATCATACCAAGATTAATCGTCTTGGCTGTACGTCGGTCTATGCCGGCCATATCGGCGACAGCTTGGTGAAAGTCGGGGTCCTGTGTCTTATAAGACTCTATGACCTCGTCGGCGCCTTTCAAGCCACCGCCGGTAAGCGCGGCGAAGTGGACAAGAACTCTAGGCTCTTGTTGGCTATAGTCAAATGACCCCCACTTGCAACCTTCGTCTGGGACGAAGATTGATCGTATCAACGGCCCGATATCTTTATTACGTGCAGGAATTTGTTGTAGGTTTGGATTACTATAACTGAACCGTCCTGTGACCGTTCCTCCTGTTTCACCACGCATTTGATTGATATCGGCGTGAATTCTACTGTGATAAGAATGTGTTAATATTGTGTCAATAAATGTTGTACGTGCTTTATTAAATTCTCTTGCTTGTACAATCATTTTTGCTAATGGATGTTTGTGTGTAGATAAAAAGTTTTTATCAAACTTTGGTTGTCCGGACTTCTCTGTTCGTTCGTATTTAATATTTAATTTATCAAATGCTTTTGCTACACTAACAGCCGCCCATATATCAACATCAATACCCGTATCTTTTTTAACTTGAAATAAAAGAAAGTCCTCTTTCTTTTGTAAATCTTTTTTAATCTTGTCTGCTTTATTTAAATCAACACGTACACCTTTTGTTTTCATGTCAAGAAGACATGGAAAGAGCCGTGTTTCGAGGTCAAAGATACTAGATAATTCTTGCTTAATTAATTCTACTTTAAAATATTGCCATAGTCTAAGTGTAAGATCAGCGTCCTGTTCTGCATAAGGACCAACATACATAGCGGGTAACTTATACATCTGTGCTTTTGCATCAACACCCCATTCTTTTGCGGCTTCATATAATAATGCTTCTGACTTGGTTTCTTTTAAATAATCTTTACCTAATTCGTTTAGTGAATATCTAAATCTATTTTCATCTATAAGTGGCGCGGCAATTAAGGTATCTATGATTTTACCTTTTACTTCTACACCCCACCATCTAAGCCAACCTACATCGTAAGAGGCGTTATGAAATATTTTATCACATGGTAAATCCATGATCTTTTGTATTTGTCTTTTAAGTATACCCTCATCAAAGTTACCACCACCTTCATGACGTATAGGAAAATACCCTTTCCAACCCTCTATTGCTATGGCAACACCTGCTATATATCCATTATCTATCGCCCAACCCGGACCATTTGTTTTAATATCTGGATCATAGGTTTCTAAATCAATCGCTATTTCTTTCGCTTCGGAAAGATTAGGAACTTTTTCTGGTGGTGTCCATTCACTTGGAGGTTGAAATAGTGGTATCTGTGTCATCTTTTTCCTTATCTGTTATTTCTCCTGCTATAGCGGCGTACCCAGCCATATCTAAATAACAATCTTTTGTTTTACGATGTTTAAGTCTTGCTACTTTTACAAGTAACATACATATAGCCACATCATGTGGTAATATTTCTCTACCTAAGTAAGCACTCCACAAATCAGAAATATTTTTATGGTTTTCATATTTGTTACCATAGTCATATTGTCTTTGACCAGTAACAATCTTTGCGGCTTCCTCTAAATATTCTTTAGTTTTCATCTTTCTCCTTTGTGTTGATAGACCGTAAATCATTTGCAAGGAGTTGTAAATCAAGTAGTAATATTTTAAGCTCCTTATCAACTTTCTCACGGTTTAGTTTTGGTAACTCAAAACGTATTTTACGTATTTGTTTTTCTGTTACACTAACTTGTTTCAATGCAGTATCTATTGTAAACATTAAAATGCCTCCGAAAATTCTCTGTCCGATTGTGATCTCACAATGTTCAAAGTGTTTCTTGCACGCGTCATTCCCACATAGAATACACGTCGCTCTTCGTCTCGTTGTGACCAATATGATGCATCAGCCTTACGAGTTAAATCTGTTAACAACATTACATTATCTGCTTCACCACCTTTTGATCCATGTATCGTAGATAGTTTGATCCGTGGTGCGCGTCTAATGTTTTCTTTACGACGCAAACACATTCGTACATACGTCTTCTTGTTTGGTTCTATATTTTCTAATGCTTTGAACCAAGGTAATTCTTTATCTAATTTTAATCCGTAATTTTTTGTTAATGTATCAAAGGTAAACATTTTATCTTTATCTACATTCTTCATTGCTTTAAATTGTTTATCAACACCTGTTCCTGTTTTAATGTAATTATAAAAAGATTTTACTCTTCTAATATCTAATTCTTTACCTCTACGAACATCTTCCCATGCTAATATAGCTTCATGTACACGTTTATTAATAGATGTTCTATCTCCTCTTTCGTAAAAGTAACCATAAATTTTTAATTCATCTTCTAATTTATCTAAACGATATCCATCTCTTGCTAATACAAGCCAATCTCCTTCTTTCATTTTTTGTAATTGTTCTATAGCATGTATATTTACTTGACCTTTTTCATCACGCGCTGTCCATTCTTTATCTACTCTATCTTTAACACGTTTAATTAATTTATTTGCTTTTGCATGAATAGACTCTGCTAAACGATATGATTTATTCAATATTGTTCTTGTGCCTTCCATGTTCATCAAGAACTCTGGTCTTGCACCTGCCCAACGATAGATAGCTTGATCATCATCACCTGCTATATAAACACGCTTTGCTTTTGTAACAACACGCTCTACCATTTTCCATTGCAACCAACTTAAATCTTGTGCTTCATCAATAATAACTACATCAAAGTTTGGCATAAGGTCATAATGTTTTTGATTAAAATCTACAATCATGTCTGTCATGTCATACTTGTTTCTTTCTCTTTTATAATTAATTAAAGACTTATCTATGTATTTTAATTTTCGTAAACCACCCTCTATGTTTCCTATGTTTGGATCATTAAAATAATTTTCTGGTGTTAATCCTCTTATCTTTGCACCGTCGATGACTTGCATAAACACATCATCTGGAAAACCTGCACCATATGATTTAATATTATTATTTGGATTACTTAATTTTATTTG